TTTTTTTATATAAGTAGCGAGCGACGTAAGAGCAGGATTGTTCCGTCACACAACCGAACTCAGTGATACCTTTGTTCCAAAGTGATTGCAAGGTCAATGACGTAAAGATGTCGTAAGATTGTCCCGTGTGTGTCGAGTCGGTTTGACGGAGTATTTTTTTATCGGAGAATTCGTGACCGAAGATGAGAAGATGGAAGTGGGCACGCCCGGAATTTTCGCCATATTCGGCGACGCCAAGTGTACGTATAGGCGGTGAAATTTTTCGAAGACGTTTCACGAAGAGAACGATATCTCGTTCATCGAAATGCCCACAGGAAGGAAGATTTTCAGGTGAGTAGGTAAGAGTGATGAACATACCAGTACGAGGTTTTGGGGGGGGTAACGCCCCCCCCTTGCCCCCGACTGGGGTTGGGGAAGGACGACGATATTCGTCGTGGGCGCGGCGAGCAAGCTCGCTAGCGCGGTTGAGGGTGCATGCTTCGCATTTGCCACAAGGAATTTTAAGAGGTTGAGTAAGATTAGTGTTTTTTAGTTTTGAGAATAAGTTGTTGTATTGTTGTTTAAGTTGGGGTTTGGAGTTTTTAGGATTGATGATATAGGTAGACCAAGCTAGACCTGTGAATTTTATTTTGGTATGATCGAAGGTGCGGAACGCAAGACGGGGATTATAACATTGCATTGTTAATCCTTAAGAGTTAGGGAGCCCCTTGCAGGGGGCTCCCATTTTTTTTGTAATTAGAGGCGAATGCCGCCTCTTTGTACGTTAGATGCGCCAGCTAGGTTAGATTTTAGTGGCTTTGAGGTTTTTTTGAAGTATTTCCGACTGTTTTTGTTGGACATAGGTTTTCTTTTCATTGTTTTCTCCTTTTTTTAAGACTGACAGAGGAATTGGTGTCAGTCAGCATCTTTATAACAAGGTAGTTAAGATGCCGTCCCTTTTGGAGGGACTACGGGTGGAACGCCTGCCGCGGGCTCAGTAGGCGCCTTGGGAGGCTCCTCCTGACGTTTTGTAAGGATACCTAAGCCTTCTAGCTTCTTTCGACCTTTATCGGTCTGAAAGGCGTTTAGGAAGGTTTCTGCGGTACGGAACTCATCACGTACATCGAGAGGGAGTTCAATGAAGGCACGACGTGCCTCAAGGACTTTATCCTGCGCAGCAGCAAAGTCCATAGGGACAGAGAGATCCTCGAAACGAGCAGGGATCTCAGATTTAGGAAGGTAGCCAGTGGCTACATAGCGAGCCATAATGTTATTAATTTCAAGCTCCTCGGCATCCTCGGGCTTAGTCATTGACGGCTCTTTATTAATGGTGGGTTTACGAACGTGAGCGGTATATGGTGCTTTGAATTTCATAAGGTCCTTTCTATTGACCGATTGTTTGGCCGATTTTAGCGGCAGTATGTCCGGCGTCAAGTCCGCCAGTTATATGTTGCATAAACTGATGAAGTTTATACAAATTAGGGTGCTCCCTTTCGTAATCGTTACTTCGTTTATCCACTTCGTTTTGAATAGATTTACTTTTTTGAGATTCCTCAAGGACACCACTTTCCTGCTTAAGCTTAGAAATAGTTGCAGCAGTTTGAGGAATGGACGCAGAAATGGCACGAGCCTGTTGAGCCTTAACCATGGCATCAGCATTAGTAGAAGCAATTTGAGCTTGCTGTTGACCAACAGAGGCAGGAGTAAGAGCCTCAGTTTGAGCAGCACTAGCATTAGACGCACGAGTTTGAGCCTGCATTTCAGACATCTGAGAAATGCCTTTAGTGAAGACACCAGTCATATTATTAATGCCAGCAGCACCCGTATCCTGATTAGAAGCAGCTACGCCTTGAGCAGAAGATCCATTCGGAACTGAAGCACCACCATTAGACATAGCAAGCATAGGATTAAGTCCAGCGGCCTTCATATCGGCCATGCCTCTTTGATAAGCGGTATTAGACATACGCTCTTGAAAAGCCATCTGAACATTAGAAGAATTTTGACCAAAAGCTTCGGCATCCTCAGCAGACTGTTGATTAGCCTGATTCGCAGAAGCAGCAGACTCGCCAGAAATACCGGCAAAAGTATTAGGAATAATGTTAGCAATACCGCCATAGGTAGTACCGATATTACCAAGAACATCACCAAAAATTGACATGATTTCCTCCTTTGGGGGGCAAAGCCCCCCAAATTTTTTTACGTTTTTTAGAAGTGATCGACGAAGCCAGGCACAGAGAATGTTGGCATTGGTCGAGTTGATTTTAAATCAAAGAACATGTCGACTAGGAATTGTGGATAGGGTGCTTCGACAGCGACGATCCGAGAGAACGGAGCGTTAGCAGAAATGAAAGTGCTGTTGAGAGCTGGAAGTGATCCGAAATCTTCGGAGAGGTGCCATACGTCGAGAGAAGTCGGAGCGGTAGACCGAAAGTAGCCGGTGATCTCAGAAGGCTTATAACGGTATTCAGCGAAACGCTCTTGGTATCCGAAGACGCCAGCGTCATCGGTAGTGTTTTGGGCATATATCTCGCGGTTATAAACCGGCTGTTCTCCCAAGTGAGCGAAAGCGGGCCAGTAGAAATCATAGCGGGTCCTCCGAGACCAATGACGTTGAATGCCTTGTTGATAGGTTAGGTCGGCTCTGATGTTGAGTAATCCGATAATATAGCCGTGTTCGACAAATGAGTGCGTAAAGCCGACTCCATTATGAGAGAACGTAGAATAGGAAGCGAGATTTCCTTGGGGAGTTGTAGAATCGGTGGAACTTGTTTGGGGAACAGGAGTTGAATTAATTCTTGTAGATCCTCGTCCGATAAGTTCGGGACGTTGAAGCCGGAAATCCGGGCTTGTGACTTCAAAATGGGACTTAAGCAATTCGACATAGCGTGTTCCGCCTCGGGCATCCCGCTCAAGAAGCTTTTGGATTTGGAAGGCTTGTCTGATGGCATTAATGGTGGCGGCAGTGGCTTGGGAAAGGTCGGCATAAATATTTGGGTATCCTAGGTTATTTGGGTCTTGTTGTACAGCCCAACGGTTATCGGCAGACGAAGAGTCGACCGAAGAAGAAGTTGCATATGAAGTAGTAACGCCTCCGGTTTCAAACGCAGAGACGGGACCAGCAGTAAATGAATGATTGGTAAATTTACCAATGCCGCGAACAGGTGCGGACGAACCGAGAGGAAGAGTAACGGCAACGCCTTTTTGTGGCCATGGAAGACACGACGTAAAATAGTCCGGACGTTTCATGCGTTTAAGAATAGTGTAATTAGACCAAGAGTCAGTACCGCCGTCATCAGTGACGACAGGAACGTTGTTGATCAAATTTTCATCTTTAAACCAAGAATTGTAGATAAGATTATAGGCACGAAAGGGAAGAGTACTAATAGGATTTTGAACAGCAGTAGAAGCGATTCCCAAAGGGAGTCCAAAGTAGTCCTGAATAGATTGAACAGTAACATCAGGGAGGGGTAATTGAGGAATTGAATAAGAGATAGAGTCGCCAGGATTATCCTGGGCTCCACAGAATCTCTCCCAATTAACCCAAGTAAGGCGGTTAGGAACGAAGAAGTAGAAGACGTCTGCAAAGGCATTGTCCATAAACGGAACAACCTGAGTAGCGAGACGAGCAAACGTAGTGAGTGAAAGGTTATGAGTGTCACCAGGAAGTACTTCGTCAACGAAGATAGGATAGAGATAGTTACCATTGAGAGTTGTTTTTCTTCCATGTGAACGGTTGAAAGTTGAACGCTCCATACCGACCTGAGGAACGGTAGAGAAGTGTTGTTGCGGAGACATTACAGATTGCATGTATTTGTGAGCCATTTTTTCCTTTCGAAAGGCGTCCGTCCATGGACGACGTTAGTTAAAAATCAGTAGCAGCAGCGATTTGCATTTTATCGATGTTTTCAATAGTACCAGTCTGAGGGTAATAATAGCCCATTGTCCAGAGCGTATAGTCTGATTTGAATTTTTTGAATTGATGTCCTTCTTCAGTGCAAGCAGCAGAGAATGAACGAATGGCTTCGTCAATAGTACGCATACCCATAGGGGTTTGGAATTCGCGAGTTTTTGAGTCATGTACAGAGCAGAGGACGAGTTTTAGTAGGCCAGTTTTTTCAATTGCTTCTTCGATGTTATTTACAGATTTCATATTTTTTTTCCCTTAAATTTTGTTACGTTTGAGATTTTTAAGTTTGGATTGATTGATTAGTTTTTCATCGTTTAGCCTTTCTTTCGTTTCCGAAGTGCGGTTTTTTTTATAATCCGGTCCCGGCGTAAGTAGAAGTCTATCGTCTTTCGACAGGTGCTTGCTAACTCGGTCACGGTAGTAGCGTGGGAGAGATTCTTTGAGAGATGCCATGCCATTTGGGAAAGCTCGGTTGAGAGTGATGTATTTGTCGCAGAAAGCGGCGCCAAGTCCAGGACGACGGGACCGACAAACGATTTTGGATTTAAGCGGTTTTTGGTTTTCACAGATACCACAAGGATCTCCTTCAAAAGATTTTTTATTTTTTTTATATAAGTAGCGAGCGACGTAAGAGCAGGATTGTTCCGTCACACAACCGAACTCAGTGATACCTTTGTTCCAAAGTGATTGCAAGGTCAATGACGTAAAGATGTCGTAAGATTGTC